CACGTACATGAAAAAGGCCAGTGCTGTGAACACTGGCCTAAGTCATTGAATTATATGGTCGGGACGGAGTGATTCGAACACTCGACCCCTAGCACCCCATGCAAGCAGATGGGGCTACACACCACTGAAACCATGACTCCTAAAGGGGCGCTCGCTGCAACGATGCCCAACAGTGCTTAACGTCGAGTAACTTTGTCACTTGAAAATCCCTCGACCCCTAGCATTACCCTCCTCCGGCGTCCTGCCGACCTTCACTCACCGCCAGTTCATCTTTTCCGTCCTTGCTAAGCTGAAAACTCCATGGAGGATTCGCGATGCAAAATTTTGACCTGCTTCCTCGCCTCCAGGTTCTTAGGTTTTCACCACCCACTGATAGACACGCTTTACTTTATCGAAATAGTTCCACGTAAATGCTGCGCCGACAAAAGCCCCGGCGCAGCCTACTTTGAACATGGTTTGCTGCCACGTCATAGATGAATCCAAAGTCAGATACGCAAGCCGTTCCAAGCTTAAGCTGTAGTAGGACCGATAAGAGACAAAAAAAGCGATCAGGCAAAGAACCATAGACACGCAAAAAACGACAAACCCAAACCTATTGATCGGTTTTTCGAACTTCTGAAGATTCATCCATACCCCCTCCTATGAGGCAGTGGCATTCAACCAATGGCAGGTAGTAAAAATCAAGAGGACATCGCACAACTAGGCCTTTTTTCTACTAGGAGTCGTGCCAGCTTGGCCAGTAGCTACTCTTCAATTACGCATGAATGTCCTCGGCGCCCGCCAACGCAACATTCCTTACCTCACTCACTGCTACCTTGAAGATTCCACGGAGGAAATCACAATGCCCAATTCAGACCTGCTCCCTTCTCTGCTTTTCAAGATCAACGAAAATCAACTCGCCTTGGAGGCTGCCATCATGGAGCTGGCAAATTGGGTCGAGCAGAGAGGATCCGCCGAGGTGGCAGATAATGTGCGCGGCGCCTTGGACACCATCGACAAGAACGAAGAATTCATCAAGCTAACGCTCGCAGTTCTTATGTCTCCGGAGTGATCACGGATCAGGCAAAACAGTGCGGTTTAGCTGGCGTTTTTGGTCTGGGGGTTTTAAAGGGCTTCAGGGGGCATTCCACCCCCTAAATCCCCTGAAAAACGCAGGAATGGCACAAAAATTGGTACGAGGATTATTGGTTTTACGTTGCTTTACCGATTGAGATTTAGTCCTTTAGCGACGCCCGAGAGCCGCCGTGAGATACCTGTGCAGCACGTTGGTCTTCTGCTCGCACATACTGATCAATGTAGCTGTGTCGTCATGCCGAAAATTGCGGAGATGATCCTTGTAAACATCCTCAAACTTTTCTCTAGGGAGTCGCTCCTCCACGCTCTCATCACCCTGATCGCTTTCATAGGGTTCATTTTCGACCGTATATCGACCGGCATACATCATCGCCACCAGCTCCAGAGCCTGGGGATGACTGAGTTTATTGAGTAAATCCCGGAGGGCCTTTTCTTCTGGTTTAGGGACTTCGAGAATGCTGTCCAATATTTGATCCCGGGTTTGGTCCTTAGGGATCGCAGCAAGTCTTGCTTCTGACAAAATGATAATTTCGCGAACTGTTGTATCGGACAGTTGTGGCATCACGGATCCTTGCATTCAAGATGAGAGCCAATAGTACACGGGGCATAGCGCTCTGTACCTTCTCCCCGCGATGAACAAACATAATCCAAAACTTGCTCTTGGCCGCTTTACCTATGCCCGCTTGTCACACCCCGCTGCCAGTGATGCACCTTTGCTATGAAAAATCGCTAGAGTCCAGTAAACCCCAAAGCCACTTCATAGCAATAAAATATGGAGCCATGGTAATTACTAGAAGTACAACATCTAAATTTCGAGGCCAAAGCTGTTGCCATGCAGAGTTGGCATGAAGTAGAAGCAAGGGAACAATCACCCCAAAAAACAAAACACTCCCTCCAACAAACAACATTATCTTGGAGCGTTCTCGTATTTTAAATCTCCCATTGTAAAGCCGCAAAACCTTCAACGACGAATCAAGCTTTGGAACAACTTCCGCCTCAAACCCTTTAATACGCTCAAAGAACTCCACAATTATACTAGAGTATCCAAGTCTTTCTATTGGTTTTACATGTTGCGCTCGTAATTCAGCGACCTTATCTGCGTATCCCATAGCCTCCAGCTTTTGCAACATCGGCTCATGCAAACCAGCAATAATTTCTAGATCTTTACGACTCTCCACCTTTTCACAGCGTGAAGCTAACTCCAAAATAGAATCGCTATACCTCCCCCAAAAAATCATTAACTCAACTACTATTCGTCGCACAGAAAGCAGACGCTCTTCCGTGAAGAAATCGTCTTTTTTATTTCTGATATTAACTAATGAATTTTTCGCGACCTGAACTAGCGGCTTGCCGGAAAACGGATAAGACACGGAAACCACATAAAGCATGTTAATAAATTCATGGCATGTCTCAACAACCACCTCATCATTCTGCGATTCAAATGCCCCCCCAATGGGCTTCCCTTCATACATTGGAAATATCGATCTTGCCTTTTTTAGCGTTTTACGAATACCTTCCCAACTCAGATCGCCATTTTTGTCAATCAATTCAGGATTATCGAATCCAATATAATAAGAAGGCGAAGTGTACTTTTCAACCCAAGCAATCAGCTCACGAAATACATCATTGGCCTCTTGAATTTTTTGATAGCCATATATTACAAACACCGAATACAAAGCACCTACGATGCCTATTAATGTTGCATGAATTGCTGGCAACGCTTCTAAAATCGGAAATGCCATTTTTCCTCCTGAACCTAATATTGATTATCTTTTGGGATTAATTTAGTCCCTTTGTGGAAAAAACACTATCCGCACAAAACCAATACTTCGATGCTACAGGCGTAGTTGGAATTTGTTTGACATGCAGGCCCCGATCAAGCGGCTGAACACGCATTCACCTCGCTTCATAGACTTGCTTGACGTACCCCTGGCAGGAAGCCAAGGCAATCAATCCCGGATCACCGGTGTCGGTGATGGCGACAATTTGTTGAGCATGCGCTGGGGCAAATCGGGCGCGCGTTCCTCCATGAACCACGCCGCTGATTTCGGCACCGGCTGGCACTGGTCAGCCACCGGCTTAATCCGCAGCGTCGACGAGGACTGACAGCCGCAGATCAGAAGTAGCAAGGCGATCGCGCAGGCGAGCCTGATTTGTTTGAGCCTCGGTCAGTTCCTTGTGGTGCGTTTGGTCGCTGGCCGCCAGCCGCTGCTCGAGTGTCAGACGCTTGTCCTGATCAGCGCGCACATGGTCGGAGGCCGCATTGCTGATGGAGGTCAGGTCGTCCCGGTGCAGTCCGGCCTGCTCAGCGAGCTGCTTGCCGTAGCGCCAGTCCTGTACTTTCCAGACGCCGACGGCGGTGATCAGTAGCAGCGCCAGCATCCCAGCCAGCGCCACCTTAAACCCGGTCGGGCTCACGGCACATCCTTGAAGAAGACGTGCTGGCCAAGTTTCAGCGTTTGCGTGGCCTTTGCGGCCCAGGCTGGCGCCTTCGGCATGGTGGTTGCGTAATAGTGCGTGGCACCGCCGGTGGGATCCGGTACCTTACCGTCGATCACCTGGTCAGCGGCGATCCGTACCTGGGCCAATTCGCGGAACGGTATCTGCTTCGCGCCGGATAGGTAGGCAAAGTTCGGATCGCTCTTGTTCCAGCAGCTGAACTGGTACGGCTTCTGACAAACACCCGCGTAGCCCTCCCCCCACCACGACTTGACCTTGCCGTCGTTCACTCGGTTGCAGATGGTCCAGGCCACGGCGATCTGGCCGGCTAATCTCTCTCCACGAGCCTCTCCCCAAAGCGTACGGGCGAGGATGTCGCGGTCTTTCTCGGTTACGGACATCACTTTTCTCCAGGCAAAAAAATACCGCTCGAGGCGGCTTCTTCAATTCGGAAAATTCAGGGTTGCGGCGGCCAGATCGGACAGACCAGCGTAAGATCCACCCGATTGACTGCTACTCGGTACTGCTTCCATTTCTTGAGTAATGCGATCTCTTGAGTGGTCGCCTCCTCAAGGTCGACAGCATCCTGCAACGGCGCGATAGCCAGGGTCGCCTGAGCAATCAGGTAGTCGCGGGTCGAGGTGTTGACCGCCTTGATTTCTTCCGGTGTCGGCTGATACGGAACCGGCGCCGCAAAGGTGGTGCCGTCATAGGTCCAGCGCTCTTGCGGCATCGGGTCCAGGCCGGTGATTTCGACACAGGCATCCACAAAGCTTGCGGGAAAGCACAGCTCAATGGCGTACTGATTGCCCTCAAGATCCAGGGTCGGTGTCACCAGCTCATCAATCACACCGTTTTCCACATGGGCATAAATTCGCATTATGCGTACTCCCAAATGATAACGATGCCGCCCAGGCCTGCGCCGCCCGACAAAGTGGCCGAGCCACTGGCGCCACACGTACCCCCGCCGCCGGTCCCGTAGTTCAAGGCGGCAACGCCGTTACCATTCAAAACACCGCCGCTGCCACCGTTGCCGAATTTTGACGCCCCGCCGACGCCGCCAACACCGAAAGAGGCGCTAGTGCTGGACGAGATGCCGCTGGTTACGCCGCGAGTGCCGTAAATATTGCCGCCAGTTGGTGCTGCGGTCGCCACGCCGTTGCCGTTGATGGTCGGCGAAACTTGGTTGTTCAACAGCCCGCCGCCAGCGCCGCCGGCCGCAGAGATCAGAGCTCCTACAGAGCTCGTGCCGCCATTTCCGCCCGCGGCCCCAGCGCTGGCCGTACCTGCTGCCCCCACGGTGACGACTTGGCTGGCGCCTATTGCTGCGGCCAAGAACCGTCCCATGGCATAGGCGCCACATGCCCCCGGCGCGCCCAAGCTGATATTGCCGGCGCTAGGAATAGTGATACCCGCACCACCGCCGCCGCCGCCTTGGTCCTCAATGATGCAGCTCACCATCCCGGGGGTTGGCGTATAGGTGCCCGACGCCGTAAATACCTGCACGGCGAGAAAGCGTCCGCGTGTGTCGCGCAGTTGCGCAATGTAAGATGCGTAGGTGCGCAGATAATCATCGATTAGGGAAGGCGATTCGGAGCCCGCTGGGCTGTTACTGCCAGCCGTGGTCGAGAGATCGTTGATCGAAGAAGGAAGCGGCATATTGGTTCGTCCCAATAAAAAAGCCCGCACGAGGCGGGCTTTAGTTGAGTGAGGGCGTTATACCCAGGAGGTTCGCTTGAGCGAGCATCTATTGAAGGCAATCCAGTTTTCCGGCGTATTTGCCGGTCTCTGGCTGCTAGTCAGGTTTGAAGAGTGGCTAACTTATCTAGCCAAAAAGCACCTACCCAAGGGGAGCAGGATCAGGAAAATCGTCCTGATCAACCCCGACGAGGATTAGGCGCGTCATTGCTCTGAGATCCCTAAAAGTCCAGGCGCCACGACCATCGGCAGCATGCTCGGTCGTGGCGTTTTGGGGATCACCATGTTCAGCGGTGGGTTAAGCGCGGAGCCGACATCAGCCATTTGCTTGGCTTTGCTTGCCGCAGACACCGTCATATTCAGCAGCCCATTGAACCCCGGGATTTTTGGCATCGCCTGTATGAAGCGCAGTGCATTCGACGCGGTAGTCGAACCGGCAGGCTTCATTGGCGGGTTCATGATGCTGCCGCCAGCCCGCAGGATTCTCTGATAGTCAGCCCAGCCGTCATTCCCAAACAATGCCTTCCCTTTTTCCGGCCCTATTTTATCGAGAGCTTTGCGCATGCCGTTGATGGTGAAGGAGCCGCCTGTTTCGCCTTGTAGCGTTGAAGAGTCGCGGATATACGCCTGCGCGGCATTACGCAGCGAGCTCATGATGGGCACGCCGCGGTCCCGCTCAAGCTGGGACAGCCCCTTGAGCTGATCAACCTTCATTTTCCCAACAATGTCCGGCAGGTCTTCGGGCGCGTAATTGCCCTTGAGGATTTTTTCAACCAGTGGGCTAGCCTCCTGAAAGCGGAACCGGTCTGCAGCTGCTGACCGAGCCGACCGGAATGCCTCTGCGATGCCAGGGGCTGCTTGTTCGCCAGCTTGCTCTGCGCCACCAGTTGCTGGGCCTACGCCTCCTTGAAAAGGGACCATTCCACCACCGCTGGAGATTGGCGCAGCACCTGGCAACCTTGGCTGTCCGCCGATTTGCGCGGATGTGAACGGCTGGCTGGATGCTCCGGGCGAGAATCCTGGTGTGCGCATGCCTGGAGCTGGATTAAAGGCTGCCGACTCACCGCCATCAATAGCATTGATCAGGTGCTTTTTGACGATGCCAAGCGCTACGGCTTCAGCTCGGTCGTTGGTGCTGTAGATCCGGCCATTCAGAGCTTGCAAGCGCTGCATAGCCGTACCCATATCGAACGGCTCCTTACCAGTGGTCGCTTTTTGGAACCACGACAGCGTGTCAGCAGGTAGCTTCGACCCTAGCATCTGCTGGTCCAGTTCGACCGACGCGTCATTGACGAATTTGTGCGGGTCTAGGGGGATGTCGCGCCCGGCAGTGTTGCGCGCGGCCTCATACAGCTTATCGGCCTTGGATTTCAGCCCTGCGTCATAATCATTTACGGATTTTTGAAGAACCTGCCCGCGCTCATAATCAGTAGCGTCACCCGCCCCCTTTCTCACCCCATGGAGCAGTGAGCGGTTGGCATCTACGAAGCGCTTCTGCATCTGGTCATCAACGGTGTTGAGTGTGTTTTCCTGCCACCATTGTTTAGGGTCTCGGTTCAGCCATCCGCGCGTAGGTTTGATGCCAAGCGCGTTGAAGTCCGCCATGCGACCGAGTTGGGTAGCGTCAAGGTTATCGACGTCGGCCATGGACTTTTTGCCCAAATTGACGACCTGATCCTTCACGGCCTGCGGCAAAGAACCGAAGTCGATTCCCTTTTGGGACAATTTTGCCGAGACCTCCATCTCGATTGGCGCGGCAGGTGTGAGCAGCGATTTCACGCCACCAGCGACATTGCCAACCCCGCGACCGACTGCTAACCCCGTAGCTCCGCCGACCCCACCAACTAACGCGTTCTGCGTTCTATCCATCAAAGAGCCTGGTTGTGATAAAGCTCCAAAGGCCGCGCCGGCACCGGCTGCCTGCTTATAGCTAGCAGGGTTTATCACTGCATTGCCTGCTGTCTCCAGCAAACCGCCAGCAGTCTTGATCGCTGGCATTGCGCGTGCGGCGCTTGCCGCCTGTATCGCTTTACCGCCAGCTTGCAAGCCGCGACCTCCCAGATAGGCAAGCCCGATTTGCCCACCAATGTTTCCGGAAATACCTGCCGGGTCTGACATGAGGTCGTCATCTGCACCAGGGGCACGCTGCCAGCCGCGAGGCCAGAGAACACCGCCAAGGCCGACGCCCTCCATCAAATCGGCAACAGCCTTGCCCGCGCCGAGCGTCCCACGCTCCAGCCAGTTGCGGCCCTTAAGCCGATCAGGTGGCGCAATGACAAGCTGCTTTGCATCCACCGGTATTGGCGACTGAATGCGCTGCGCTGGCTGCGCCGATGTAACGGCGGCCTCATCCCAGGTGATGCCAGACGGGTCGACACTGGCAGAGGAATTACCTTCCTGCGGAAGATATTGTCTGGCTTGCTGCTCGTGAAGAGATTGTGCGTAAGCAGTGGCGTTGTCTGGAGTGTCGAAAATACCAAGATTTCTCCCGGTCTTTTTATATTGAGCGATTGCCTGCTCATTGGTCATGATCCTACCGTCATCGCTAACGGTTGGGATCACAACCTCGCCGCGGTCGGTGCCAATAGAGATTGACCGAACGGTACTGATTGACCCATCAGCGTTCTTAACTCGTGGGCGGTCATTCAGGTTGATGTTTCCCGCTGAACGCATGCCGTTAATATTTTGCGTCACAGCAGTATTGGGCGCCAGACTCGTGGCAGCCTGAGGCGACGGGGCATCCCAAATAACTGTGCTTGGGTCAATTGCCATATTCAATTCTCCCGTCCGAGTACTGGATCACCTTGCGCCCGGTCGCATCCTTGCCGGTGCGCACAACACTGGCCTGAGCTGGTGCAGCCGGTTGTGGTGCTGGCTGCTGTGGCTGTAACGCATTGCGCGGAGTGGCTTTTTCCGCACCACGCCCGGCCGGTACCTCCATATCCTTTTCTGCTTGTCGGCGCGCAATCGTCTTCTGCTTTATTACTGAGGGACCGTCACCCACCACTGGGAAATAAGTTCGAACATTGTTCTCCACCTCTCCTATCGTCGCTGCGGCCCCTGTCTTAGCGCGCAGGTAGGCCTCCGACCATTGCCGTTGAGTCTGAGCGGCTTGCTGTGCCGCCTCGCTTGCAAACATGTTCGTGTATGGGCTGTTGGCGAGCGCCACGCGCGAAGGCGGAACGGTTGCGCCGATTTTCTCAAAGGTGTTCGAGGCATCCCGCATTTGGCTTAGGTACAGAGTGTTTTTGCCTTCTGATTCGGTAAGCTTAGTCGCGGCATTATCCTGAAACGGGGTCCCCGTCTGCGTAACAATGGGTGACACCTGGCCGGTTCCCTTGTCGATCCGATAACTGTTGCCGTCGGAACCGCTAATGATCTGGATACGCCCAGCCTCTCGCTGGACATTGTTGGCATCCTGCATCGTGGCATTCTGTTGCCGCTGGTTCTCGATACCTGCCCAGCCGCGCGCGTTCGCGGCCTGTTCTGCCGGCGACATGGTGACGTTGAAGCTCTGACCGGCAGTTGGGACGGCAAACTGCTTGGTGGCGCCAGTGTCGACCAGCTGCGGAGCAACGTATGAGCTGATGGCCTGGCCCACGGGCTGACCGTATTCGTCGTACTGCATAGTTTGCTTGCTGCCGTCGGCCCCCGGTATCTCGACCGTGCGTGCGACCTTGCTCTTGGCTGAATTCGGCAGCTGGGCGTATTTGGCGATCTCTTCCGGAGCAACGCCCAAGGCCGCAGCCGACTTCCAGTCAAATGTAGCGTTTCCTTGTGGGTCTTGGCCGTACAGGGTAGGAATCGTCTGCATCTGCTTGCGCAGCATATCGGCTTTTTGCTGTTTCAAGCCGTTAGCGCTCGCCGCCGAATAACCGGCAATGCCGGACAGGCCCGCCGCGCCCAGCGTGTTGATCGGGCCGCCGCGCCCAGCAGTAGCCAAGCCGCCAAACGCAGCCGCAAGCAACCCTTGTCCGGCAGGAGTTTGCACGAAGTCGAGAAGTCCATTCATGTCAGGCATTTCAGACTCTCCCGCGACGTTGCGCAGCGTACTGCTGACGCTGAGCGATCAATGGATTGGGTTGGCCTTGGGCAATCTGGGCCAGGGTCTGCGGACCGCTGGTAGGCTGCTGCATCGCCTGAGCGCCGCCCATTTGTTGCTGTTGACCGGGCTGGGACAACAAGCCATAGGCCTTTTGCCCGTAGCTGGCAGCATCCATGTACGGCTTGGCCTGGGCGTTAAAATTGGACAGGCTAGTCCCCATCGAACTGAGCAGGCCCGGCGAGGCGTTGCCGCCTGCATAAGCAGCGTTGCCCATGCTGCCAGTGACTGCCGGCTGACCCAGGCCATATCCTGCGCTCGCCGTCGAGGCCCCAGCCGTGCCAGCCGTTCCTGCACTACCTGCTGCGCCACCCGCTGCTGTCGAACCGCCACCGAGCAGACCGCCCGCCGCGCCGCCGGCATAAATCGAGGCGATCGTCTTGGCGATGGTGTGCATCGACTTGCCCGGGCCGGTATTGATCCCAGCGTCCTGCGCCTCTTCGTAGCGCTGTGGTGCGGCGCCGCCCCACTGATCCACCAGCGGTTTATCGTTGGTGCCCAGCACCTTGTTCCACACGCCGGTCGAAAACGGGTCAGCCGAGCCGTAGAGCAGCCGAGCCGGGTTGTCCTTTACCTGCTTGCCCATCGCGCCCAGGTTGAACAGCTCGAAGCTGCCCACATCGCCGAAGAAACTCATTTACCACCCCCACCCGAAGTCTTGGTCGCCGAGGTATTGCCCAAGCCGGAGCCGAATACGCCTGACATGGCCGCCAGCTTCTTGTAGGGGTCGTTCTGCTGATCGGACCAGTTCTGGTACATCGAATCCAGTTGCTGCTGGTAGTTGTCTTGGTACATGTTGCCGGCGTTCATCATGCTGTTCGCCACGTTCATGCCTTGCGTCTCATACCCCGGCGCCAGGCCGAGCATCTGGCTGCGCATCTGGTCATTACGGCCGGCGTAGTCATTGCCCATGTTGGAGTTGAACTGACTGGTCTGCATGTTGCGATTGAGCTGGTTTTCCGCCAGACCCTGCTGCGCGGTGTAGTCCTGCATGCGCATGCCGGAAGCCGTGTTGCCAAGGTTCTTGGTCAGGTCGTTCAGTGCGCCCTGAGTGGCGGCCGATGCGCCGGTGTTGCCGAAAGACCCCGAACCCACGATCTGGGTAGTCAGGCCTGGGGCGACTGCCGTGTTGTAGTTGCGGGTGATATCGCCCAGCGCGGCGTCGATGTTCTGCTGCAGGTACGGGTTCGAGCCGGCATATTGGTTGGTGCCGCCATTGCTGGCATAGCCATAGGGGTTATCCGTCGCAGCCTTCCCGGAATTGAGGGAATTGGTGACCGTGCTCCGCGCGGCGTTCATCGACGAATCGCCGTTGTTGAAGATCTGCCCTATCCGTCCAGTGGCCGAGTTCTGGAAGTCGTTGATGCCCGCCACTTGCTGGTTGCCATAACCCTGATAAGGGGTGTTTGACAAGGTCATCGCCTTGTTGCTGTACGCCGCGGCGAGCGGTTTCAGCTCATCCGGGATGGATTGCGTGGTCGAACTGGTCTGGCCACCACCACCCTTGTGCGGGCGCAGGATATCACCGGGAAACGCAGGCAGCGCGCCGAGGGCCGGGCCGCCGAACTCTGCGCTGAGCTGTTCGTGCAAGGCATCAATATTCACAGTTCGACCTCCAGGACTTGATAGACCGGCGCGAATCCACAGCGCATCCGGTAAAGACGGGCCTGAGCCGGCGCAGCTGCACATCTCAGGCGCGAGCACCCGAGCGACTTGGCCATGCTTTCCAGTTCGTCAAAGAATTCTTCGAAATGCCCGTGCGGGGCATACATTTCATAGGCGTAGAGCACGCGGAAGTTGGGCAGCTGCTCGACACCCACCACGCCCCAGCCAGCGATGACGTCATCGCGATCGAGGCGGACCAGTGTCCGTTCGCCACGGCTCAGCATCATCTTCAGCTGATCGCCCGTGATCTCCCCGCCTGAGGTGGCACAGGCGGCGCCAAGGTTATGCGCGCCCTCTTTCCAGGCGACATCAATGTGTGACGTCGGCACCATGATCAATTTGTTCATCAGTTCCCCGTCAGGAAGCGGCGAGGCACCCAAGTCCCTGGGGTTCCAGAGACAACGCAGGTCCAGCCTTCAATCACGTATTTGGAGCCGGCCGTGCCGAGCTCAGAGGGCGCGGAGTTCATGACCGCATCACCCTGCATCCACGAACCGCTGGTGGGGGCTGCGGTCAGTGCGGTATAGAAGCCCGCAATCCGGCCCTCTGAAATCAAGTTGACCTGCACGGCGTGTTCACGCAGCTCGCGCTGCAGGACTGGGTCGGTTGTCCCGACCGTAGGCGTCGTTCTCAGCTTCATTACCGCCCCCCCGCCGGACTGATGTCGGCGTCCATATGGGTCACCCGGACCGGCCCAGTGAAAGTGAATGTCGCCTTGTGCCAGCGCGCCGACTGACGCAGGTCAAACTTGCCGTCCAGCACGGAACCAGTGGTGCCGGCGGTAAAGCCCGTCCCTGAGTTCATCTGGACGAAGGTCTGCACCGATGCTGTTTGCGGGGCGATTGCATAGCGCAGGCGGATCTTGTTGAGCGCCGTCACCGCATCGTCATCCCCCACTTCGCCGGTCGTCATCGCACTGCCGACAGAGGTGCCGGTCATGGCTTGCAACTGGTGCGAGGTGTTGAAGATCGACAGCGACTTGCCGCCGGCCAACCAGAACTGCGAGTCGAAGGAGTAGGACGACAGCCCGTCGATGGTCGCCGAGATGGACGACAGCCCGTCAATGGTCACGCCGGCCGCGATGTAGTTGAGAGCCGCCTCAATGCTGCGGTTCGCCACCCCCCATTTCTTGGCAGTGACGTGATAGACCAAGGCTGAATCCGGCGAGGTAGCGCCCAGCGAGGGGTAGAACACCCACACCAGATTCTTCTGCCGGTCAAACACGCAGATCGTCTTGTAACGGTAGGAAGGGTTCGACTGGTCGAAGAAGAACTGCCGAACAAACCCATCAGCTACCGGGATGGGGCGGGTGCCGTCGAAAATCCAGATGTTGTCATCGCCGACGAAGAAATGAGCCCCGCCGATATCACAGAGCGCTTCCTTGCCGACGCAGCCAGCCTCACCGCCAGGAACCTGAATCCAGTTCCAGACCGTGGGGGCGCCGACGTACTGGCCCAGGTAGATCGATTTCTGCTTGTAGGCGATGGCGTACTCGCCCAGGCGCATGCCTGCCGTGAGCTTCCCGGCGGTGGCCACCAAACGCCCCGAGGTGGCCTGGGTCGCAAGGCTGGGTGTCCACGAGGTGTCATCGAAGGCGGCGCAGCAGTGCCAGCCATCCGGTTTTTCTGAGCCGTCGTTGGTGTTTAGCGCCATGACGAAGGCGCCGACTGTGAACAGAATTTCAGCCTTTGGCGCGGTCGCCACGTCGGCAAATACGCCGCCGGTCGAGCGCTGGGTCACGTCCGCCCGATTGGCGCACAGCGTGGCATCACCGAACTGCGCAATGGCCCAGCGGGTATCGACGCCACCGTTGTACACGGCAACACGCGACACGTCAGACCATGCACCTGCCGAGAGCTCATACAGCTTGGTCGCGGTGCCAGCGATGATGCGCCGCGTGTCGTCAAGCTTGGTGACCACCGCAGCGCCAATGCAGGCAGCCGCCAGTGCTGGGGTCGAGGCCGGGGTTGCAGGCTCAGGAGCCCCTTCCATGCCATTCAGGTAGGGCACGAGGTTTGAGCAGCTGCTGATGATCCCGGGCGCGGTCACGTCGGCATCTGGCGCAAAACCTTGGAGAGGGATCATCGCGCACGCACCTTCATGGTGGAACCGCTGTACCAGTCAAGATTGTTTATGCTCTCGATAGCCTGGGCATACAGAGATGCCCATACCTGAATGCGGGCGTCGTTCATGATGAACGGCGTGGCCGCCAGCAGCGAGGCGTAGAGGTAAGCATTGGGCCAGCTGGTCAGTAACCAGTTGGTGGTGTTGGACACCGACAGGGCTGGGATACGCTGCGCATAGGTCAGCTCCAGCGAATAGACGACGTCAGGGATCGGAGCAAGCTCGACGTTTGCGCCGATGACGGTGAACACAATAGGCTGCCCCGAGCCATTTGCGGCGAAATCGATGCTGATTTCATCAGGAGTTCGATAAGACAGAGGCTGGTTGTAGGTGCCGGTCACTTGCAGACGGCGCATCTCTGACATATCAGTCGGCAGCGCCACCGTGTTGATGCCTGCCACCGTCGATAGCGTGGTCTTGGTCTCCATGGCGCGCGTCTTTAGGTCCGTGCTCAACTGACATTCGGCCAGGGTGATGAAGTCCGGGATGCTGGCCGTCAAATCTGCACGGTTGAGCCAGTTCGCCACGGACGCCTGCAGTTCCGAGTAGTTGGTGATGCTCATACTTTGCCCTTCCACACCCGAAACGCGGCCAAATCAGGGTCGCTCAGCATCCGGCGCATGTGCTCCTTGTTGCTGATGCACTCATGGAAGGTGATGCCATTCTTGTTGCAGTAGTCCTCCACGATGACGAACGGGATGCTGGCTGCATGCTTCATTTCCGACGTGCCATGGTGCCCGCCGTTGTGCAGCGCCTTGGTGCGCTCAGCGATGGCGGTGCAGTCTTGCGTGCGCTCGACAGTCATCTTGCCATCGTGGAAATGGAACTTCGTGTCGAGGTCGATCATTTATGCGTTCTCCAGCGGCGAAACCTGCACAGCGCCTGCACCAGTGAACACGCCGTTACCCGCCGCCGCTGCCCAAATGGCAGCGATCTTGGTGTAGCCACAGGTCGGCATGATCACGGCATCGCCAGGCTGCACCAGCAAATCGCCTGACACTGCAACCGGAGTGCCGTTGCCGATACGGACATAGGCTGAGCCGGTCGCGCTGATGCGGATGTATTTTGGTACGTTGCCCGCCGAGTCCAGCGGAATCGTGGCGCTGGCCGATGCGGCCGACGTGGTAATAGCTACGCCTGGCGCGACCACCGTAATGGCGTTCTCAAGGGTATTGCTCATGGTGAGCTCCAAAGGAAAACGCCCCCGAGGGGGCGGTGCATCAGGCTGGGTTCAGCGTCACGCTGATGGCGCCGACGGCCGAGGTTGGCGTACCAGACATGTCGAAGCAGATCGAGTCACCAGCCGCCATCAGGAGGTCAGATGGCGTGGTCGACAGCGTCAGCGCTTGCTGAGTTGCCGCAGTACCGACGAGGTTGTACGTGCCGGTGTGCAGCGCGGTGCCTGCAATGAGCGCAGTGCCACTTGGCACCTTGCGGACCACGGCAGTGCACGCACCACCAGTCCCCGCCACGTCTACACGGCCACGAATGGCCTTGACCACATACGGACGGTCAGCGGTGAACAGGGTGCAGTCCACCGTAGTAGCGGTGTAGTTCAGCGTGATGGGCAGGAACCCACCGTCACCGCCGGACGAGCCCTCGATACCCATCGAGCTGTCGCCGAGGTTCTTTAAGTTGGGCATGTTGCGTTCTCCAGAAATGAGAAAGGGGAGCCGAAGCTCCCCTTGGTGATCGCCGTTAGGCTCAGGCCACGTCGTAGATCGCGCCGTTCGCTTTCGGTGCGCGCGACTCAACGGTCCATTCCACGACCAGCTCACGCTGCATCGCATCGCCGGTTTGAGCCAGTTCGATGGTCTGGAACGGACGCAGGTAGCTGATGGCCCACTTGTCCGACTGGAGAACGAACACGTCGTTGGCGTCTTGGAAGCGCGACGGGATAGCCTTCAGCTCGCCGAAGTCCGACACGTACACGTCCACAGAGGCGTACAGCTTGGCGTCCTCAGACTTGTCGAAGCGGGTAGCGTTACCGGTGAAGGTGGAGAAGGTTTGCTTCGCAGCAGGTGGCAGGAGGATCGAGTCCGCCTCACCGCCAGCAGTGAAGATCTTCTGCAGCACGGACTTCAAGCGCGCTTCGGTGAAGGCGATCGCGGTGCCCTTGGTGCGACCGGTGTTGCCGGTGTACGAGGCCAAGGTGCCGCCGTTGCGGTCCACGTTGTCCACGACCCAGCCAACCAGACCACGAGCTTGGCGCGGCGCAGTGGCGCTCACGTCCAGCTGAGTGGCCGAGCTTTCCATGTCGCGGCGCAGTTCCAGTGCGGCCAGGCTCAGCTGGTAGGCCAGCTCATCCTTGCGGCCAGCAGGGTTCATCGCCTGTTGGGTGCCGGACACGATCACAGTTTTGGTCGAGATCTGGGTGCGGTTGTTCAAGCGCACGGTTGGGGTAACGGTCTTGGCCGAGGCGTTGTCACCTTCAACCTGGGCGTTGTTGGTCACTGCGGACGCGAGGTCCTGGGTTTGCCACTCGTGCAGGGTGTTGGATGCCTTGCCCTTGGCTGCCAGCGAGATGAACGGCGTGGCAGTCGGG